GAGATATGCAGTATGGTAATCCGTATTTTGCGCAACCATTTCAACAAATACAGCCGTATCAAGATAGATTAGCACAATTACAGAATAGTTATCAGCAGGCAATGCCATACGGACAGGCACAGATTCAGCAACCAATACAACAAATGCCACAAGTACCACAAATCCCCATGTTGCAAGGACAGATGGTTGATGGCATTGATACTGTAAAGGCAAAAGATGTAGATATGTCTGGAAACCCTGTCTATTATCCAAAAACTGACGGTACAGAAGTTTACCGAAAACAGTTACAGGCAGATGGCAGAAGCCGAATTTTCACTTATAGACTTGTAAATGAAGGAGAACAACCAGAAAGCAATAACACAAATCAAGTTGATATTGTTTCGCTGATCAACCAACTTCGTGATGATGTTCATGCTGAAATTTCTGAAATTAAAGAATTATTGCCAATACAATCTGAACCGCCCAAGACACAGAAGGGAGGTAATCAGAGATGAATTTCAACCCAAACGCAATAATGAAACAAAGAATTCAGCAAATGATTTCTCAAAGGTTCGGAAGCGTTGATAATATGATGAACGATATGAGCAAATTTGCTGGAAATAATCCAACATTAAAAAATGCTCTGGATTTATACAAACATGGCGATACAGAACAACTACACCAAGTTCAGCAAAACATATTTAAAGAAAAGAATTTTTCTCCCGAAGGAATTTTAGAAAAATTTTTAGGGATGAAATAACTTCCCCATAATTGGGTGATTTAGAATCGCTACAATTTGGGATGACAGCCGCGGATGTCTCCTATTGTAAATAAAATTTAAGGAGACTAAAAACATGATGAATGGTTCAAATTATAGTCTTAGCGACATTGCAGCCGCTACAGGCTCTAATAACCGCGCCAATGACATGTGGGGCGGTGATGGCTTTTCCCTTATCTGGCTTGTCCTGATCTTTGCTATCTTCGGATGGGGAGGATTTGGTGGCTGGGGCGGCGGCTTCGGTGGTAACGGTGGAAACGGCACAAATGGTGCAGGTTTCCAAGGATGGGCAACCCGTTCAGATATTAGCGAGAGTTTTGCACTTAATGATATTCAGAACGGTATCAGAGGTATTCAGCAGGGTATCTGTGATAGCACATATGCTCTCAACAATACCATGCAGAGCGGTTTTAATGGCGTAAATGTTGGAATGCTTCAGGGCTTCAACGGCATTCAGCAGGCAATTAATGCCGATACTGTAGCTGGTATGCAGAACACAAATGCATTGCAGTCTCAGTTAGCAAGCTGTTGCTGTGAAACAAGAGAAGCTATCCAGGGCATCAACTACAACCTTGCTACCAACACTTGTGCTCTCCAGAACACAATGAATAACAACACCAGAGACCTCATCGAAAATCAGAACAGTAATGCTAGAGCACTGTTAGATTTTATGGTAAATGATAAGATTGCAACATTACAGGCAGAGAACTCTGATCTGAAACGTGCTGCATCTCAGGATCGCCAGTCCGCACTGCTTACAACTGCTATGGCTTCACAGACACAGCAGTTGATCAATGCAATAAATCCAGCGGCTGTTCCGGCATATGTTGTTCCTAATCCAAACACCTATTATGGTGGATGTGGATGCAACAGTGGTTGTTGCTAAGTAACTCACCCTTAGAGGTTGACTAAATTCTAAGAGGTGGGTTGCGGCTCACCTCTTATTTGATTGAGAGGTAGAAATATGAGTTGTAAAAATGTTTGTAAGCTCTGCAACCATCTTGTGATAAGCCAGTCTGTATCGTTTACTGGGGGCAATCTTGTAATCACACTTCCGGCAGGCAGTTACAATAACGGAGAAAAATATTGTATTGTTGTTGCACAAAGCATACCGGAAGCCACCACAATTACCGCTCCGGTAGTAATCCAGGTAGGCACGGGAACAACTTTATATCCGCTAGAGAATCGTTGCTGTGCACAGGTTACGGCTTGCGGAATAAGAACCAGAACGAAGTACGCAACCAGAGTAGCTACAAGTGCAACTGGTGGAGTATTCAAGATGCTAGGGAACCCAGCTTGTAGTCCAAGTAACAATTTAACAGCAATTAATGGTACAGCCCCAACAACAGACGCACCTGTTACACAGGCTGTTAGAAAGGGGGCACTGTAATGCATAAAGTTGCAATGGAAATGGGAAAATGGGCTATGGAAAAAGCCAAAACACATGGCTTTGATAATCTCAGCGCTCAAGACTGGGACGATTTGAAAGACTGCATGGAAGCTGTAAAGTGTGCGATTTGTGCAGATAAGGATTACAGAATCGTAGAAGCTATGGACGAATGCGAACAGGAAGAGAAGTATCTTGGACGCATGGGATATGACAGGTATCGTTACGCAAACGGCAGATTTGCCCCGAAAGGCAGAGGAAGCCGTATGGGATACAAGCCGTATCTGTACATGGAAGATGATGACTGGATGGACGAGTATCTGAACAATCCAGATTTTGAACGTAACATGTATCGCATGGGATATCATCCAGACCGCAGTGATATGAAAATGGATGGAATGAACCATAAGCAGTCCAGATATGGCGAAACCTACGACAGATACAGTGAGAATCGCAGACATTATCGAGATTCCAAAGATGCTGAATCAAAGAGAAAAATGGATGATTCCATGAAAGAGTACACAGAAGATATTATTCGTAATATGAAAGAAATGTGGGATGATGCAGACGCATCCATCAGACAGCAGATGAAAACTGACTTGACACGTTTCATTCAGCAGATGAATTAGAATAAGAATTAAATTAAGTCCTTGTTACAGAAATGTGGCAGGGACTTTGTAATTACGGAGATTGATTATGGAGAAATGCAAAATAAATGTTCTTGGAACAGATTACAGAATTATTCCGAAAGAATTAAAAAATGCAGATGTTGATGGTTATACAGACAATACATCAAAAGAAATTGTCATTAGAATAGACAATGCGAATAATGTTGGAGATTTTGACTTCTTACAGAAAAAGCAGTTAAGGCACGAAATTATTCATGCATTCTTGTCAGAAAGTGGATTGCAATGTAATTGGCAACATATGGAACAGTTCGGGCATGACGAAACTACTGTTGACTGGTTCGCAATTCAATCTCCAAAGATTTTTAAAGTATTCAAAGAACTTGATTTAATTTGATTGAAAGGAGAATTATTATGAAATTTTCAGAAGCATTAAAACTTATGAAACAGGGAGCAAAAATGAAACTTCCGTCATGGGGCGGATATTGGTACTGGGAGCCAGAAAAAGAAACAATTATGATTCAGTGTAGACCGCAGGATGGCGATCAGGGAGAATTGCTCGACATTCGTGAGACACAGAGGGTGGAATACACAACTATGAATTTGCTCTCTGACGAATGGATTGTAGCAGATGAGAAAAATTGTCCAGTTCTGGGAGGAAAGGCAACATTTAGTTTCGGAGAAGCTATCAAGTATCTGAAACGTGGCATGAGAGTAGCTCGTGAAGGTTGGAATGGTAAGAAACAGTACATTCAGCTTGCCACTGGGTATTTCATACAAAACATCTATCGGAGAGATTGTGAACTGTGAGCATGATGCTATCGGAAACATGGCTATTGCTTTTGTTGGAACATCAGGAGTACAGATGGGATGGCTTGCAAGCCAGGCAGATATGCTTGCAGAAGATTGGGTATTTGCAGAATAAGAAAAGGATGGTGATAAACCATGCTAAGACAATTTTATATGAACGGGGACTTATGGAAAGTTCGCTTTGTTTCGCCCCATGATAGTGTTCTGATTGACCGTACAGGGCAGAGAACACTTGCTGTATCAGATTATTCCACAATGATAATTTCAATCGCAAATAACCTTCACGGAGAGCTTCTGAACCGTGTGTTTATTCATGAGTTAGGGCATTGCGTGATGTTCAGTTATGGTTTGTTGCCAGAACTTCACCGTATGGTCAAGAAACGATATTGGATCGAAGCAGAGGAATTTGTATGCAATATTCTAGCAGACTATGGACAGTTTGTTATTGGCACAGCCAGAGATATTTTAGGAAACCGATTTACATATGTGGCTCCTATTGGGGCAGAAAGGATGATTGCATAGATGGCAAAAGCAGAAAACACAGTTATTATTGATGGTCAGAAATACAATCCAGGTGATACACTTCCAGACTTCAAAAGTATCACATGCGTTGATACGAGAGAACCAAGAAAATATCAGGGATTATCCACGGATGTTTCTGTCCTGAATAATGTTATTGCAAAATACGCTTCGGGCGGGGCATCCTGTTTTATGTCCGATACGGGAGAATACTATGAGTATGACCGCGAAGAAAAGACATGGAAACTTATCACCAATATTACAGAGCGTGGATTTGATTCTGAAAAAGCATATGGTGCTTTAAAACATATGTTTGAAAATGTTGTAAGTGATGATAAGATAAAGAGTGCTGTCACGGATTATTTGACATTAAACCCGGTGCTTTCTGGAGCCACGGCAGAACAGGCACAGCAAATCGAGCAGAATAAGACTGATGTTGCTTCACTGAAAGAGGAAACTAATTCGCTAAAGGAAGATGTCGGTGAATTAAATAAAGTATCTGAAAAAATATCATCCGTTAGTATCATACAAAAATGTGAAGTTGATGATGGATATTTTTGGAACTTTGTTGGAGTAGAAAAAGAATACAAAGAAATAAGTGAGAATTATATTACGGCAAGGATTCCTATAGAAGGCAATAAGCTGGTTGTATATGGTGAATTTCAAGATTGGGCTTCAAGATATGTTAATAATGACGGAACTTTTACACCCGTTGAAAGCACGTATGTCAGTCACAATACGCAGACGAGTAAAGTTACAGAATTTTATAATATTCCGACAGATGCAAAATATCTTTGCTTGAGTTTTTATAAAGGAGGATTAGATACATCTATTGAGAGTATCAATGTTGTATCTGGTGAATTTAGGCAAAATTTATCTTATCGTAAAACAGA